AAAGGGCTAGAAAACCAGATGGTGGGGCATATTTGAAAAGTGCGCTTCCATCACCAGATTCAGTACCAACATCACCACCAGTTAACTCTTGGTTAAATGATGGGTTTTGACCAAAATTTATATCCATTTCTACTGCATTATTTCCACCTGTACGCCACCAAACACACACATACCCTTCTGAATCAGTCAATCCAGTATATGCGGCGTTGGTTGTTGTACCTGCCGCTATCTCTGAGGCTGTTGCGCTGTTTTGCCAAGTGCCATTTTTACTAAACCAAATTGCGCCATTATCAGCATCGAATGCCACACCGACTATATCCCCTGCCGTGTTCCATGAATCTCCGTAACTTGCATTTGTATTGTTGTGATATTTATTTCCAGTGTTAGAATAATAAGACCAATTAGTGGAACTTTGATATGGATTATTTTCAATATGGCCACTTGGTTGCGCTATCCCTACGGCATTAGAAAGTTGTGCATTATTATTGTTTGCATTGTGTCGCCTTGTCTCCCAATACCATTTACCAGATTGCATTAAAAAGGTGCCTCTAATTTGTTTATTATTAGCGCTTGATTTTATTTTCAGATTTCCTTCACTGGTTGTCCACGGGTTTGTAATGTTTACCGCAAGGTTGTTGGCGGTGGCAAAATTATTGGTCGGGCTGTCTGGCACAACATCGGTTGCGGCTAGGTTGCTTGGTGTGAAGTCATTAGTGTTTGCGCTTTCATCGTCACCGATTGCGCTGCTATCATCAAAAGGAAGATAGAATCCGTTTGTACCATGTGAGCCAGAATATTCTTTCGGTATCCACACTCCGTCTTTTGTTTCGCCAAAGCTAGTGGGGTCTAAAGCCTGTCCATCAATAAAATGAAATTCAGCGAGATAGCCGCCAAAAGAGCCATCATTAGTTTCTGATCTGGCTACGTTTTGGCTGGCTCCAGAAACGTTCCAATAAAAAGGGTGATTTTGCGGATAATTCCCATAGACGGTTGTTAAGGTTTGCAAATCACCATTGATGTATATTTTTAATCTATCTGCGGCTGTACTCAATGTGGTGTCACATTCCAAAACTAAGTGATACCAAGCGCTGGGGTCTCTAAAACGTGCAACTGTCCTAATTCCATAAGAATTTGGGTTTTGCATTAACACTCTGACATACCCGTCACTATTGATTTGAATATAGTCATAGGCAACAGTGCCTGTTGTACCATCGAAAATATGTTGAACATTTGTTACATCACTTCGCTTAAACCATACTGATACAGTGCATTTCGTTGATAAAGTTGGTGAACCAATCGGGTCGCGTACAAGTTTTGGGTTATCGCCGCGATTAAACCGCAAAGACTGGTTAATGCTGTGGCTGTGAAACGACGCGCTGGCGCCCACGCTACCCCCGGCACCAATCCCAAATAAACTGCTCATAGCTAATCAATCCTTTATGATACGTTCAGACTGCGACCAATTTCGTACATATTTGTGCCGTCCGATAAAAAGACAAAAACATCACGAGCCGATGCTGTAGTTGTAAGTGTTGGGGCTGTGCCGCCCGCAAACTTATAGACGGTGTTCCAAGTGCTTATCAGCCGGGTTCCAGTACCATCTTGAATGATCGTTAAAACATAAACGCCGCCGTCCTTTGCATTAGTCGTTGCGGCAAAAGTTCGGTCGCCTGCAAGTGTCACGCTGGTCACCTGATTTGCTGATGCGTCCCACGCAATCGTTGAGGCGTCGGTCAGCGTGGTCGCGTTAAAGTTTTGTGTTGCAGTAAACTCTTGCGCCACAGACAGGCCAGCAATTGTTGTGTCCGCATCGGGCGATGTCAGCACTCTGGTATTACTGGCGGTCACCCCGCCTGCATCGATGCGCACCTTTTTGCTGTCATCACTTGGGTCTGCCAAAGTAAACGTATCCTGAATGGATGACGTGCCAGCATTCATGTCGGCCAGTTGCTTGAGAACTTCCCGAATGGCATTGTTGACATCGGAGGGTTGCATTGTCCCTTCGCCCAAATCCACCGAGTTAATGTCAGTGTTTGAGCTAGCCGTTGTGGAATATTCGCTGATTTTCGTGTTGCCCATAATTGCGTCCTTTAGTCTGTTAAAAGTCCAGAAACTGCACCGGATCGGCCACCAATTCTGGCACCGCGTTGAGCGCTTTGTCTTAGGCGTTGCGCCTCGCCTCTACGCAGTTGACTCAGCCTGCGCAAGATTTCGCGTTGATTACCAAGATTTGTGTCAAACAGGTCACCTGCCACTCTGGTGCCAACCTTTGCACCCAGACCACCGCCACGAGTCACAAGATCACGCCCGACGCCTCCGATGTTGCCTGAGAGTAGGTTTGTGAACAGTTCAGCGTCACGCACCACGTCCTTTGCATCTTCTTGCGCAAACGCAGTCCTTGATCCGCCGGATGGCTTTGTGCGGCCCCGAGTCACCTCTTGGTTAATGCGAGCGGTCATGCGCTTCTCAAAGTCAGCAAATGACTTGGCATCGGGAAAGGCCTCACGCAGTAAGCCCCGGAACCTGTCTTTTCCAAACAAGTCCTGTGCGCTGTTTGCAAGATCGCGCTGGTTTGATACGCGGTCTCGGATGGCTTGCGCCACACCGATGCGAAACGCCTCACGCTCTGACTCGCTCATGTTTTTGACGATTGGCTTTAGATCATCGGCTGTGCCGCTAAAGATTTTTTTGCCGACATCGATGGCGTCCCGGAGTGCGGCATCACCAGCGAAACGAGCGTTGGCCTCTTTATATGCAGGGTTTTCGTCAAACAGGCGGTCTTTAAAAGTCTGACGTAACCCTGTCAGTTTTCCCTGCTCAACGTTCGACAAAGAGCCACGCCGTTTACCTGTGTCGATGGCGGCATCCATACCCATCTTAATATAGTGCGCCTGTTGGAAGGTTAGTTTGGGCAAGGCATCCAACTCATCAGCCAACTTTGCGGCTTTTGTCAATGCGGGGCTTGGCGAAACATCGCGCATAGTTTCTGCGCTTTGTGTTTTCAACATTTCCCGATGCGTCCGAAGGCCTCTTTGTGTGATGTCGTTCTGAGCCATCAAACGGCTCAGTTGCATTTCAAGGTCACTTCTCGATTTGTTTGACGCACTTGCCGCAAAGTCCTCAAACTTTGGCAAAGTCACGTCATCATAAGAAGCCAGCTTTCTTGCCTCAAGATAGGCTCTTTTGAAGCCAGCAGAGTTGACTAAGTCGCCAAACCCTGAGTCCACAATTCTTGGCTGGTCTAAATCCATAAACGCTCTGCGGTAGTCTCCAGCCGCATTTGAGGCTTGACGGTTAATAATCTCCTCAGTTGCCTGCGTTGCAGATTTGCCCGATGCTAGGTTGCCCATCACATCGTCAGCGATCTCAAAGCCTGATTTAGCCTGCCGGGTGTCAAGGGCTTCTTCCGCCAGCGTCCTTGCCTTTCCTGAAACAGCCGTTGCACCCTGCGCCAAGCCTCTCACGCTTTCGCCGCCCACATCGGCAATCATGGTGTCGCTGACGCCATCGCGCTGTGCCTGCTTCAAACGAGCCAATGCCTGCGTTGGGGTCATGCCTTCCTGTTGCAATTTTTGTAGCATCTTCAGGTCAGCAGTGCGTTGCACCCCGGCATCGCTCAATGTGTCTGTAGCGGCTCTCAAACGGTTCACACCGCTCCTTATCGCCCCGCCTGCGGCTGGCAATCCCCCACCAAGCAAACCGCCTGCCCCTGCGCCGATTGCGGCGTTTGTAAGTCTGCTTTCTAGTGTATCTCGGCCTGATCCAAAGCCAGCGACTCCGCCGATGCCCGATCCCGCCAATGCGCCAGACTTTATTGCTCCCATAGCGCCTCTTGCGGCCGCACCAGCCGCCGCACGGCCTGCACCAACTCCGCCAGTGAGCAATCCACCGCCAAGCTCCATCGCAAGCGCTTTGCCAGCGTTATCTTTTCGGTAGGCGTCCATTTCGCCTCTGATCCGGTCGACCGCATCACCGTATGACTCATCAGTAAAAGCAGACTTTAGTCCGGCCTCAATTTCATCACCGAAGCCCAGCGCCAAGCCTTGCCCCAGACCAAACCGGGCAACGTCTGTGAGGGTCGTGCCTTTCTTTGACGCCTTTGCCGGGTCTCTGCTTGATATGCCTAAATCGCGCTCAATTCGTCTAATGACCTTTTGCTGGCCTGCCGCATCCAGATCATTGAAGCTGTCGTCAACTTTGACCTTTTTACCGCCGATGTTGAGTGTGGTCGCCATTATTCATCATCCTCCACAACAGAGTAGCCAACACCATCGGCTGTCGCCCCGGCACCAAAATCATATTCAGATAAACCTTTTTCTTTGCGTCGGTTTTGCACTTTCGACCTCAATCTTTTGATCGTCTGATTTTGGAATTTTCTCAAATCAACCAGTGCGTTTTTCACAGACTCGGTGTTGCGAGACTCAACGCCTGTGACCAACTCATCAATCACTCTCTGAGCGTCGCCCTCGGTTTGCACACCTTTTGCCATCCTTAACAATTCATTACGCAACCTATTGATATATCTAGTAAATGCTTGAGAGTTCATGGCCTCTTCAGTGTCGCCAAGTCCAGTGGTCAATGCGAGGCTGTCACCCATCGCGTCAACAACACCAAATTCAAGTTTGCCATCGTCAATTAAGTCGAGGAAACCATCAGTCTGAGACAGCAGGTCATTATTAGAAGCGATGTTATCTAGCTCTTCAGTTTGCGCTTCAATTTGCTTGTCAGACAGATTGATGTTTTTGGTCTGCTTCTTAATGGCCTGTTCTTCTAGATAATTTTTGACATCGGTGTTTTCGATTATCTTGCTTTCGCCGGTAACAGGGTCAGTCACGCGGGTGAACGCACCGTTACCTAAATCTTGCAAAATTGGCTGACTCGCTGATCGTTCCATTTGTGCCGCTTGAGCGGTTTTGTATCTGTCGGTAATGGCCTGACTCTTAAGGGCGTCTTCAGCCGCCTTTTGTGCGTCAAACGCTCCCATGCCTGCTGTGTACGCTCTGCCAAGCGATTGTCCGATTGATGGTGCCGGGGCGCCAACAACAGGGCCACCTGACTCAAGCAATGAGGCGGCGGCAGACATAATGCCTCGACCCTTTGCGCTTCCAAGATCAGATGCCAGCAAGTTACCAAGCAATCCGCCCTGCGGAGCTAATTGAGTCGCTGGTTGTGGTCCCTGCATTTGTGGACGAGGCTTTGGCATCACCGTTGGCATCGCCATTGTGGCTGGTCGAGGCTGTGGCATGACTGTTGGAGTTGGCACAGCCATTGTTGGAGCAGGCGCATTCATTGGGCGGCCCCGCATCGCTGTTGCGGCTCCGGGTGGCATTGGGATAGGTGTGAAACCTGACATTGCCGCTTGCGAAGGCCTGCGGCGAGGTAACACTCGCGGCAAATAAGGATTAGCTCCTACTGGCAACCCCTGCATTCCTAAAATATCAATTGCCATTTACGTCTCCTAAAGCATCCCTAATAAGCCACCGCCGATGGCTCCAAACATCGGATTAAAACCAGCAGATTGAGCAAGTTGCGCACCGCCTAAAGCGCCGCCTAGAGCGGACGAGGCTGGGTTGCGATTAACAGGCTGAATGGTGTTACTTCCAACCGTTCCGCCTGAAACCAAAGCCATATAGTCCTTGAGGTTTTGCATCGGCTGGTTTTGTTCAAAGTTAAAGCGATTAATGTTGTCTTGAAGCTCGGCTTGCGCCAGCCCCTCTCTGGCCTCACCAACTCCTGTCAATAACTTTTCATCCATTAACGCGGCCTGCGGTGCTTGAGCCAATGCGTCCTGTTGTGCTTGGTAGGCGATGGGAGCAAGTGCGCTCGTTAACGCGGCCTGATTTGCACCTGATCCGTAGCGACCACCCTTTGAAAACATGCTAGAAACCTGATCGACAGCTGGAGCAAATGCCGCCGACAATAGTGGGTTTGTCCCCATAAGGTTTTGTTGCACAATGTTCTGTGCTTGCGCGGTCATGCTGTTTGGGTCGGTTGCCTCGTTGCGAATACCTGTCAAAGCCATTTCAGTTTCGGGTGAAAAACCGACGACAGTCGAACCCGGAAAATAATTAGGGTCGCCAGAGGTATATCTGTCCTTCGCCTCACTTAAACCAAACTCAAGAAATGGCAACGCATAACTAGGCGGTTGCACCTGTGTATTCACAGTCTGCTGACCACCGCCTCCACCACCTTTGCTCATGTCAAATATCCTTTACCATTATTGTTGACGTAGGCTCATAGCCCTTTAACGCTCGCACCCAACCCTTGCGCCCAAATATCTCCACACCCTCACAGCCCCAACGCCTTGACCAGTTAATGATCTCCGGCTCGGCCTCCAAAAGAGTGTCTAAATTTCCCCCGGCCAACCAAAACCGAAGGACTGTTTTCTGTGGGTAACGTATAATTTCAGTCACAATGGCCGCATCAAAATACGGCCAAAACTGAGCGTCTCCTTTTATCACCAGCTTTAAAACATCATTGGTCGAATGTGTGCCGTGGGCGTGTTCAAGAGCCGCTTCGATGAATGGCTCGCATCGATCCCAGTCAGCCGATGACAATGTAGTCAAAGACCCGATCCGCTTGTGAATTGTTAGCGTGAGTGATTGTGAAAGTCTGCTTGCTCCGGCTTGAGACAAACATTCCCCCGGCCGCTTGTTCTGCGGCGGCGTTTGCGGTTGTTGGCATAAACAGGATAACACTCGTTGCGCCAGCCCGATCCTCTGTGACAACCGTGGTTGTCGCACTTGCGGTCAGAGTTACAGTGCCTGTTGAGTTAATCTTGCCGTCCAGAATATTGTTGACAATTGTGGCAACCTCTCTGGCATCATTTGCCAAAGGACTAAGCCTTCTAAAATTTGTCGTTGTCATTATCTGGTGCCAAGCGGTCGTTGCTCAACATCAACACCTTGCGCAAACTTCCAACTGCCAGTCAGGTTCATGCGCACTTTGTGGAAACGCCCCTGCGCCCGATGCTCGCAAAATCCATCAGCAGTCAGGTTTGCGGCAGTGCTGAAGGTTTGAGCGGCGTTTTGCACATTGCGGGTTGATATTTGCACGTTGACATCACCACTCTCAAAAAATGGGATTGTGCGTGTGATGATGCTGTGACGCCCTTTATTCAACACAGCCTCCGGCGTTTCTATGACAGCCGCAACCGTGCTACCAGTGAATGTTTGTATTTTTTTATCTTTGCCTGCGCCAAAGAAAAACTCCCCACCTTGCAACGTGGGGTCATCTAACTGAATGTTCAAAGCATCAAGTGTCGACGAGATGTTGTCTAAATCTTCCATCGAAAATCCGCCAGTGTACAGAGCGGCTAATACCTCAATATCGCTGTAAATTGCGTATGACCAGCGATTGAGCGCATAGTTGTAATACAAAACATAATCTGCCAGACCACCGACTGCATCAATGCTGGTGAACGCCCACGCAACTATTTGACGCCTTGGGTCGATGGCGGCTGACATATTGTCCAAAAACTTTGTGTCAACGTGATCAAAAAACCAACGGTTGACCTTTTCCGCCCCGATGGGTCTCGCTTGCCTTCCATCAAAAAGATAAAAACCATCATCTGATAAAAAGTATGTGTTTGGCCCCATCGAAATAACGCTCTGCGGTACAGAACAGCCACGCGATGTTTCGACCAAGTCGATCTGGTAAATTAATGGTGTGCCAACGTATTGTGCGACAGCAATGCCGCGCTCCATAAGTATTGTTGCAAACTCACCACCTTGCAGACCTGTGATAGCGCCGGAGTCTCCCCCAAATATGTCTTGAAAGTCAGCTTGATTGGTTCCAACCGTCCAGCTTGTCTCATCGTTTACGGCAGACCAGCGTGTGCGAAAAGGTATCTTGCCCGACCCTTCATCGATTGATGCAGTCCACACCTGATCCCTGACCACTGCCAAAAAGTCGGCCTTCGGGGGCGAGCCTGCAAGGTCAGCAAAATTAGTGTCCGTTCCAAGTTTCAGCTTTTGGAGCGCTTCACCTGTCCCGCCAGCCGCAATCATCGTTTCACCAAATTGCACAAAACGCCAACGCTCACCGTCCTGCAAGCTGTGCGTGGTTGACCCTTGGGTTACGTTGTCGAGCGCCGAGGTTGCCGCATTGAATTTATACAGCTTCGTTGCGTCCCCGGCAAAAAGCGAGGTGTTCCCATTGTTATCTTTACCAGCGACTATGCCACGCAATTTTGCTGTAGCCGCCCCTGACAAAGTTGCGAGGTCTTTTATTGACCGATAGCCGTTTGCGGCCGGGATGCAGTTCTTTGCAATCGTTACGCCCTGATTTATTGTCTCTGGCTGATCTGGTAGCCATTCGCCAAACTGTATCATTGAGATGCCCACGTTGCGGTTGTGTTTGTTTGAATAGTCCAAATGGCGGCAGTATCAGTTTGGTCAGTCCAGACGCCCGACGCATCCGGCACGACTGTCCAATCCTCACCTAAAATCTTTATATTGACGGTCGGCGTCATCGATACGGCGGCAGTTGAAGGCATAGCAAAAACGCCTGTGGCGCCGCCTGTCACGGTATATGAAATTGATGCCGCCCCACCAGCCAACGTCACAAAGTTGGAATTTGACGTTGCCGAGGATGATGTTGTTACCGATCCAGCCATAGGCCGGACTCTTGTGCCAGCAAGCGTTGCTGAACCGACTGCATTGATTAGCGCTTCAAATGGGCGAACCCTGATAAAAGCACTAGCCTGCGTCGCTATCGCGCTGACCGATGCGGCGACTGTCCTTTCTCGCGTTGCGGCAGTGCTTTGTGTGACTGCAACATTTACTGACGCTGAAACGCCCTTCAGTCTAACGGCGCTGGCTGTCGAAGTGAACGCCCCCGTGGCCGCACCTTCGGCAACTTTGACCTCTAAATCTAAAGCGTCTAATGTCCCATAGTTAAAGTGATCGAGCGCGCCCCATGCGTCCATCTGATCCAGCGCAATTGCTGTCCAAGCTAGGTTATTGCCAAGCGTGTCAATGGTGCCACTGAAGCTGTCTAAAGTCCCCGATATGCGGTCGAGAGGTGCAGTTGTGGACATTATGCGGCTGTGATGCTCATGTCACTGACAGCAATTTTAAGAATATCTCCGGTCGCGATGACCTTGCTCGCAGTCAGCGCACCATGAATTAGTAGGTTGCCCGAGGACGCCGCATCAAATATGCCAAAGTGAGAAACAGTCCCCCACGAACCCGTAGCCGCGTTAAATTCAACCGCCGCATTATTTGACGCGGTTCCAGATGACGCCGCGCCAAAAGTGATGGCCTTGCGGGTGTAATTGTTACCACTAAGCTCTGTTCCAGAGTTATCGTCATTAAAAGATCCAGTCGACAGGCCAACGTAAACAGCCGTTGGCATTGTGAAAGCGCCTGTCCCCAGAAGATGGTCAAGCAACTCATTTTCAGCATAATCGGAAAGCGCACTCATCTTTTAAACTCCTGAATTTTGTCGTTGGTAAATCGATTGGATCTGCAGAGACCCAGTGCCATAATGTGCCCTCTCGCTGTCCTTTTGAATTTCAGCAATGGCACGACTGAATTTTTGGTCATAGAGTTGCGCTCTACTTTCATCCATCAAATAGGTGTAAGCCTCAACCAGCGCACCGCTAAGATATGCGTCTGGATGACGACTCAAAATTGTGTTGGTGGCGTTGGTGGCAGATAACGGCGTGATCTCACCAACGTAAATAATTTCGACTGTGTAGACAGCATCTGGCACCGGGCGGAGCCTGATTTCATCACCAATAATTGTGTAAGACAATGGCTTGCTTTGCCCGGCAGTCGGGTGATCCTCATCGATGCCTGTGGGGCTTTTATATGCCAGAACGGTCAAAGGCGATGTGTTGAGTTTGACCTCACGCACCTCTCGCAAATCTGTCGGCAGGGCAATGTACTCGTTGCCAGCAACTGTTGAGGCGGTGGCACGTTTTTCCTGTGACCGGGTCTCAAGCTCGCGAGACATACGCGCCTCTGCCAGTTGAATAAAATCAGGAATTTGCGCAGTCAGATCTGTTCTCGCCAGAAAGTTCTCAATGCTCGTTTGCAAATCCGTGTAGGTTGCTATCGCCATTAGATATGCCCACCACCTGTTCTAAAAAATCGGTTATCGTAGTCATTCAGCCACTTACGCCATGCCTTCGGATTGTCCTTATAGTCACCAAATCGTTCCCTGAGTTCCATAAAAACGTTAGCTGGGATTTCCGCGACCTGTTGCCAGTGCTTCTGCGTGTTGCCAGTTAGCTGGCCTTTTTGGTACTCATCCCGCAGGCGCTTATTATGCTCAAGAACGTGACCCACATGCTGTTTCTGTTCAATCGTCCAGCCGCCATCATCATTCTCGTGCATCCACGTTTGAGCCCGTTTTTGCGCATCGTTTCTGATTAGTCGTTTGCTCATTTTTTCTCACCAGTCAGAATGAGGCGCGAGCATGGGAGAACCCGCGCCTCAATTTATCGTTATTTATGAACCATTTAGATCCATAATCACCGCGTGGGCTTTTGGCGCTTTCACACACAAACTCCACTCACAGATGATCTGCATCTTTTCAGCGTCACCGCTTGACCCAATTTCGTTCTCAGAGAAATTGCGTCCCGCTAATGTTCCGACCTCAACGTAGTTAGGATCGATGACAAACAAGCGGTCATTGCCCATAAATCTAGAGGGCGTAATGGAGAGCTGGCCGAAGTCATTGAGATATACACTCACGCTCCCGACGAAGGAAGGCGCGGTGTTTGCAGTGGCGTTCACTTGGTTTGTGACCAAGTTTGTGCCTGACTGACTCAGATCACTGATGTTAGCACGATTGGTTGCAGAACACACCAACAGCGAGGGGTTGCCCCCGTCCGACCATGCGTCTTGCGTGGCATCGTCTATCAATGCAAGCGTTAATGCTCTGTCATTTCCGCCGGTAACCGTATCTGTGCCATCGCCAGTTGCGAATGCACCAGAACCCCCACCGACTGAACCGTTTGTCATCCAGCTAGTCAGCGATGCTGATTTGCGTGGGCCAGATGCGGCGCGAGCCACGTCTGTGTTGCCAATCATGTGTTCGATGTCGCGGCGTAACTCAAGGCCTTTCAAAACCTTCTGGTAGGCCACTTCACGATCCCGACCTGCTTTTTCAACAGCGTCGAGGGTCTTACTGATGATCACGCCTTTCTGTGATATCTGCGCATAGTTGCCCAGACGCACGGTGGCTGTCACGCCAGTATCACTCATGTCAGCGCCTTCGTTGACATGGTTAGTTGTAGCGGATGCTAATTCTTGCACCTGCCATTCAACAAAAACACCATTAATAGTGGTTTTTGCGGTTGATGAAAAAATAGGTGTCTCGTCAGAGTCCACCTTATAAATGATGTCGGCTAGTTGTTCCCTTTCACCGACACTATTCGCAGTGGTAGCTGTAGCCATCTCGTGGCTCCTTTCTTATCCTAAGTAAAGATCTACGGCCGCATTGATGCTCCGTTCCTTGTTGAGACGCTGACTCAACTGTTTTTTGCGTCTCGTTTGACTTTCACCTTTAGGCCGAGGAGTACCAGCTTTTGCCATTTTCGGTGCCTTACGCACTTTTTTCTTGGCGGCATTTGTCTGCAAATTTAGCTTGGACAATTGCCATGAGTCATAGAGCGCTTTTACTGCCCGAGCGTCAGATGCGACTTGTATCTCCTCGGGAGTGTAGCCTTGCGTTTTTGCGAACTCGATAACTTGCTGACGTTCGTCAAGCATAGTTTTCTCGTCACGCCATGCCGGAATAGCGTCCAACATTTTCTCTTTTTCTTTGACCAAGTGTTCTTGAAAAGCGACCTGCCTCTCGGCCGTCTGCTGTCTTTGGATCACGACTTGTTGATCATTTACTGACTGCAAATTGGCCTTGTGGTCGTTCCAGTTTTGAACGGCTCTGGTGTATTCCTTCGCGTCTAATTCTTGCATCAACCTATCCCAATCAGGCTCTTGAGCCGTGATGGATTGTAGGTATTGCTGTGCGAGTTGAAGTCCTTGCCCATACTCATCGCGCGCTTTTCTGGCTTCAGCAATCTCTGCGTCAGCCTGCTTGCTTTTTTCAGCGACTTCTTGCATGCGCTTTGTGAACGCACTCTGCATCATAAAGCCGTCTTTGAGAGTCTTGAGGTCTACCTCCATCTCCTTGCCGTCAACTTTGACGGTGTAGAGAGGCTCCTCATCTTCTTCAATTTCGGCCTCATCTTCAGAGGCATCTTCCTCATCGTAAACGTCGTCGGCCTCGCCTTCGATCACGTCATCGTCATCAACCTCATCGGTTTCAGGCTCTGTTTGATCTTCGGCTTCGGTATCGACCTCCGCTGACTCAGAGGGTTGAGCCTGATCCTCTTCAGGCTCTGCCGCCGCGCTCTCTTGGTTATCCGCCGGGGGCGGGTCTAAGAGCGAAGTTACAGCATCATTAAAACTTAAAGAATGTTGTTCGCTGGTTTCCGGGGTGGAATTATCAGCCATTTTAATCACCTATTTTTTTGTTGTTGCTCCAAATTCATCTTTGCAATTTTGCCATCCACGACCACGCTCGCAATCTGCTGTTTAAGCGTGTCGAGTGCTGTGCAAAGATTGTAAATGCGCTCGCGAGCCTCGGTGTCACCCACCTCGGTTTGTCGCCATGTGCGCATAAATTCATCGTTGAGCGTTTTGAACGCCTCTTGCAAAAGAGGGTCTTTCAGCAACCGTTCCGCGTGTGCCGCACGTTCTTGCTGAGTTCTTAATTTTGCCTCGCTCATCCGAGCAAACCGCGAACCGGGGCAAAACCAGTCAAATCCATTTGATTTGTGTAAAAGTCAGGGTTGTAGGCGAAAGACTCCACAAACTGTTTGTTTGCATCCGCAAAGCCATCGCCTCCAAATGCAGGCACTTGATCAAGCGCCGTAGGACGATACATCAGTCCGTCAGCGGAGCTTGTGATTGGGTCAGAGATGTCTGTGGTGGAATCATTATCTAAACGACAAGCCTGCAAATCATCGTCAAACTTATAACCCTCCGGGCAAACGCCTGTCAGAGGATTCGGTGGCACGATTTTTTCAACCGTGTCTTCTCGGCCAGATCCGTCATCGAATATTGGACTAGTGTCATTGCCTGTGTAAACTTCTCCAATACCAAATAACCCCGGAGTATAAGCTCCCTGTAATTTTCCAGTTGTGTCGAAAGCTGGGATTGAATCAGGGTTTTTCAATGCTCTGTTTATGTTGCTGAGATTAAATTTCGATAACAGCCCAGTAGCCAATCCAAATGTATTCGGAATATTAAAGTTTTTTCCAAAAAAAGAAACAGGAAAGCCTCTCATCATGTTTTGGGCTTGCTGTTGTCTGTTTTGTATTTGATTTTGAGCATAACCTAAAATTTGATCTCTTGCCGCCTGTGAGCCTAAACCAGTACCCGTCCGAATACTCATCATCGTGTCGTAAACGTCTCTGGCTGATTGACGAGATGTAGGGTTAAAATCATCGTCAAATTGAAAACCACTCATGTCGACGCCTTGCGCGGCGGCGGCGGCGGCGGCGAGGTCTTGTTGGTAATCTTGGTCAAGATCCTCATCTGTTAAACCATCATCAGCACCGCCGGAGCTATAACCACTGTCAAAACCTCCGCCATCAAAACCAGCATCACCGCCCGATCCCATTCCTTTGTCAGGCGGAAACGCGGGAATACCATTGACCATCTCCCCCGTGCCACCTAGCGCCATAAGCAAGCCCTGTTCTGCATCGTTTATGTAGGCAAGCTGATGCGGCTGACCTTTGATTGTTGCCCTTCTAGGTGCTGTGATTTTTCTGTTTGGCATAATTAAACTCTTGGCAAATTTGTGCTAATTTCAGCGTCTGTGATAGCTTTTGCGGCTCTAAGCTGACTCTCCAATGAAAGCTCCTCACGACGCATTTCTAACTCGGCCGCTTGCTTTTGCTCGGCAAGCCGCAGATCAGCCGCCGCTTTCTCACGCTTGATGGCAATATCGGCCTCTGCCTTTTGCCGGGCGATTTCAATGTCTGCTTGCGCTTTTTGTTGCTCAAGCTGAAGCATCTGCATTTGCGGGTTAGGCTGTTGCGATTGCTGGGCGGCTTGGGCCTTTTTCTGCTCGACCATTTGAACGACCATTTGCGGGTCGTTGAAAAACTTGCCACTGTCTTTAAACCCACCCATCTCTGCAATCTCACGCAGAGTTGTTGCATATTGTTGCAAATTGCAAAGCGGATTTTCCGGGCCTAGCTTTTCTAGTATCGCCTCCTGTTTTGCCGCGATCTGTGTAAGAAACGCTATTTTTTGCTCATCATCAGCAGTGCCTAGACCAACATTAACAACCACGTCGAACTCGCTGTCCCACTCGCGCGGGTCGATTGGCACGAATTTGTTGCGCAATCTGATGACGCGCTCATTCTGTTGATATTTGGTCGTGAGTAGGAGAATGCCCTTAAACAAATCCTTCATTCCGCCTTCTGCAATGTTTCGGCAAAATGACTCAATCTTTTGACCGGCACCTTTGACAGTCGCGGCAACGGCTGACGCGGTGGTGCTTTGGAGCGCATTGGGGTCAAGCCCGGCAGATGCGGCTGTAATACCAGTGCGGTTGCCCTTAATGTCGTCCATGAATTTGAGCAGAGGCAAAACTTCTCCGCCAACACCCTGACCACCCAACATTTGAACAGCACCAGCATTGCGAGCCCGGATCACACCCCCAGCCGTGCCATCCAACAAATCATCGAGATTGACCTGACCTTCAATAGCCACCGTGCGTGGGTTAACAGTCAGATATGTAGCATCAAGATACTGCCGCATCAGAACAGATTTGATCTGTTGCACATCTTTTGTGAGGTCAAATATACTGCGACCAATTAAGCGGTGTGGCATATTGATCGGGCTAATGACAGCAAACGGTATATGATCTGTGACTTCGTTCTCAAGAACATGAGTCCCGGCGTCACCAATCGACAAAACTCGGCGTCGCTCTGCAATCCCATCGCCATCGAAATCCATCAAAATCACACTGTCGAAAACAGCAACCTCTTGCTGACTGTCATCAGCCGGGGACACATCGGAACCTGACCCGATATCGCCAAATCGAACGTCGCGCTCTTCTTCTAACTCAACACGAGTGCTACCCACGTGTTCTCGGATTTCGTCCTCATCGTATCCCATGCTGATAAGTTCGGAGACTGTCATTGTGGTGCGATGACAAACAAACCGGGCGTCCTCTAATGATTTGGCACGGCGGTTGAACAAAAACTCTTCGGGCGGCACGTTTTCAATCCGCACCTTGCCTGATTTGCGCGTGACCTTGACCTTCATGTCAAAGCTCTCTGCCGCCGCAACCTCGGCGCCGTCCATCATTGTGACATTTGTCACGTTAGTGGATTGTTCCACAACCTCAACGTCAGGGTTGTTCAGCAAAAGCGCAAGCTCTGCATCGTTCAGGTTTTCATAGGTTTCTTCTTCGACAGTCGTGGTGTCGTCATAGTAAAATTTTACGCACCCAATCTTGAAAAGCAGTGAGTCCCTAATCCACGTGTCGATGATTTTATAACCGTTATTGTCATGCGCGATGATGTAGTTCACATAATCGCTGGCCTGCTCTGCCAGTTCCGCGTCCTCTGCATTGCGGGGCGAAAAGCGCACATATTTATCCGACCCACAAAAAACTCGCATAAGGGACGGCATGATCTGTTCGACGACGTCAGAAACAGTGGTATCAACGACCTGCGACTTGCCCTCGACCTCATTGCCGAAAGGCTCTGCTAAATAATAGTCGAGCGCCTTAATGCGGTCAGCCGAATATTCTGTGTCGTAGTTGTCGAGCGCATCAGAAATCTCAAGAGAGATGAGATTACCAACGTCCTCGTCAGTGAGTTTTTCTGCCATTAGCTGTCCTGTCCAGTAATTCCTCAACGTCACATTTGTTAGCTGATTTGCAAAATTTGTGGGTCACGCACCCGGCACACAATTTTAATTTTGGCGCCGGGACAACGTGTAGTTTAGGGCGACTCCGAAAAGTCCTGACAATCATACTGAGCAGAATTTTCCACTGCTAAGTCTGATGCCGCGCATCTTTTTTTTCTTGCCGCCTTTGCCTTTTTTCTTGCCGTACATTGTTATCTCCTTACCTTCCAATTTTGCGCATCGTTATCCGGTGCGACTCTGTGAATGTGGCGCCGTTGCGCATTAGTCTGCGCATTTCGGCCATATGCTTTGACGTGTGATGAACGCTATGTCTTTTTAGCGCGTCGTTTTGACGTTTTGTCAGCGTCTTTTTTTTCATGGCTTACTTTTACCTCACTTGTCATTTGATACCCGGATGTGGTCAAGACTCGCATCGGGACCGGGTCAGCAATATAAGGAAACTCTGTTTGACTCGACCCGCAGACGCAACGCCCCCGCCTCTCGCAAGTTGGGTATCCGCAAGTTATCAAACGTCTGCATCGGGATTTGCGGCCCGATATTCTCTAAGTTGCTTTGGAGACATTGCAGAGACATCGATGTTTGCCTCTTGGACAAATGCCTCGTTAACATCTGGTGTAGACGGATCATCAGCCTGAAAAGCGCCAGTTTTTGTCCGCGCCCGTGTTTTTTTAGCTTCTGCCATTTTATTTGCCTTTCTTTCTAGCCCTTGCTTTTTTGACAATATCTGCGTCAGCCTTGCGGCCTCCACCTTTGCCACTTAAAACAGAATTCACGCGGCCCATCGCCCACGCCGCCATCGGCACATTGCGACTGCCACTACCGAGATACGCTCCCTGCCCCCTGCGATAGACAGCCTGAAGCTGTGCGGGTGTGAACATCGTGCCTTTAGCTTTTTCTCGCAGAGTCTTTTTTACGCTTTCGCTTAGTGGTTTTGCTTTTGCCATTTTTGCCCTGTTCCGCTCTGGACTTGGAAACCGCCCTTACATCGATTGGCCGGCCTTCTTTGTAAGCCTCGGCAGTGCGCTTGATCTCAGCCGCTTTTTTGCGCTTGTTTTTAGCGCCCGCTAGATATTTTTTTGGCACCCCCGTCTTGGGGTCTTTCGGCACTCTGCGCATCACCATTTTGTCCGATCTGCCCAATATGCCGCCGACATCTTGCCCTTGGCGATGTTTGCGGCGTGTCGCTTCTTAAAAGACATCCGCCTCTTGCG